TTACTTCTTCGCTTCTGCAACCACTTTGCTACCCACGCCGCGGTTATTGTATTCCCACATGCGGTTGTAGTTAGTGTCATTCAGATTGCGCTGTACTTCGTCGCTATCGTCAACGCTGCCGGTATTACCCGCAAATGGACGATTGGAAATCACCGCATCGGCCCACGGTTTAGCCGTGTTAAAACCTTCGTTGATGGCGCTATCACGGATCACCACCTGACCGTTGGTATTGGCATCAACATCCAGCGAGCGGCCCAATTGCGCCACGCCATCACCGGAAGCATTGAAACGGCTGTTTACGGCGAGGAAACCGTAATAGATGTTAGACAGCGTAGCCGGTGCAAACACATACGCTTCTTGCTGGGTACGGGAGTTCACCACGCGGAATTCGGTGTTATCGAACACCACCGCGCCGCGACCAGAAACGATATCCACATCCCCTTCAATATAGCTATTCGTCACCAGAGTACGCGGTTGACGATTGGTTTCCAGACGGTTTTGCACACCACTGTTGGTGACAAAGAAGGTGTTCTGACGACCGAGAATGTTGACGTTATTGATCTGCACTTTGTCGCCATCAGTACGCAGCGCCACCGCCGGATGGTTACCCGCATCTACGCTATCGCCCAGCGTGTTTTCGATGGTCAGGTTTTGCAGTTGCAGGCCATTGTTTTGTGACCAGAAAACCGCAGAGCAGAGCACGCCAATGCTGTCGCTGCGTTTGCTCTGGCAGCTATCGTACATGTACCACGCTGGTTTACCTGGCATATATTTGCCGCGCGGGTTGACGTCGTGACGCCAGTCGGCAGGACTCATACCACCATCAAGGGAAAGCCCAATCTTCACATCAATCGGTTTTTCGCCTGTACCGTAGACGGTGATTCCACCCGGAGCTGCAGGGACATAGACCGTGCCTTCATACTCACCTGGCATCACAGCAATATATTGGCGTTTATTGGTACGTTTGATAATTGCCGCATCCACCGCTGCCTGAATAGTCGTGTGCGTCACGCCCGGTGTACCCGCCGGGCCGACAACAAAGTCAGGTTGTGCAGGCAGAGTAATAGGTGAAGGATTCCACGCCGCAGCACCAGGTGTCAGGGACGCAAAATAGTGTTGAGCATCGAAATTCTGCGCTTCTTTTGCCGACAGAATTGGGCGAGAAGAGGTACCAGGCGCGGTTTGATCAGAAGGACGTTGATCGGGCGGTGTTGAGCTACAGGCGGTCAGCGTCACGCCAAAAGCCAATGCCAGCGCCAGACGGGAAACTGAAAATGTGTTCACAGGTTGCTCCGGGCTATGAAATAGAAAAATGAATCCGTTGAAGCCTGCTTTTTTATACTAAGTTGGCATTATAAAAAAGCATTGCTTATCAATTTGTTGCAACGAACAGGTCACTATCAGTCAAAATAAAATCATTATTTGATTTCAATTTTGTCCCACTCCCTGCCTCTGTCATCACGATACTGTGATGCCATGGTGTCCGACTTATGCCCGAGAAGATGTTGAGCAAACTTATCGCTTATCTGCTTCTCATAGAGTCTTGCAGACAAACTGCGCAACTCGTGAAAGGTAGGCGGATCCCCTTCGAAGGAAAGACCTGATGCTTTTCGTGCGCGCATAAAATACCTTGATACTGTGCCGGATGAAAGCGGTTCACGACGAGTAGATGCAATTATGGTTTCTCCGCCAAGAATCTCTTTGCATTTATCAAGTGTTTCCTTCATTGATATCCCGAGAGCATCAACATGCAATGTTGTAGGGATGGCAATTTTTACACCTGTTTTGCTTTGCTCGACATAAAGATATCCATCTACGATATCAGACCACTTCATTTCGCATAAATCACCAACTCGCTGCCCGGTAACAACAGCCAGTTCCATTGCAAGTCTGAGCCAACATGGTGATGATTCTGCTGCTTGATAAATTTTCAGGTATTCGTCAGCCGTAAGTCTTGATCTCCTTACCTCTGATTTTGCAGCGCGAGTGGCAGCGACCGGGTTTATTGTTATATGGCCTTCAGCTATTGCCTCTCGGAATGCATCGCTCAGTGTTGATCTGATTAACTTGGCTGACGCCGCCTTGCCCTCGTCTATGTATCCATTGAGCATTGCCGCAATTTCTTTTGTGGTGATGTCTTCAAGTGGAGCATCAGGCAGCCCCCTCCTTATTGCTTTAATTTTGCTCATATAATTTATGAGTGTCTTCTGCTTGATTCCTCTGCTGGCGAGGATTTTTTCGTAGCGATCAAGCCATGAATGTAACGTAACAGAATTATCACTGTTGATTCTCGCTGTCAGAGGCTTGTGTTTGTGTCCTGAAAATAACTCAATGTTGGCCTGTATTGCTTCAGTGATTGCTATCCTCCTGTCTCGGCCTAATCCAAACTCTTTACCCGTCCTTGGGTCCCTGTAGCAGTAATATCCATTGTTTCTTATATAAAGATTAGGGGGTAAATCCCGGCGCTCATGACTTCGCCTTCTTCCCATTTTTGATCCTCTTCAAAAGGCTACCTGTTACTGGTCGATTTAAGTCAACCTTTACCGCTGATTCGTGGAACAGATACTCTCTTCCATCCTTAACCGGAGGAGGGAATATCCTGCACTCGCGTACCCATCGACGAACTGTTTCAAGGCTTCTTGGGCGTCGCTGGCGTGCGTTCCACTCCTGAAGTGTCAAGTACATCGCAAAGTCTCCGCAATTACACGCAAGAAAAAGCCGCATTGATGCGGCGATGGTAGGTCTGGATATCTTGAGAAATGAACAGGCCTCATCGAGTGTGAGGCTGTGGTTAGTCCTTGCGTAGCTCGCTAATTCTTCTGTAAGTTTCTGGTGCTTTGTTTCCGTGTATCTTCATTTCAGACTTCAACAGAGCAACGAGAGAATCCCATTCGTTGAGGATGCCTTTGAATGCCGGAACGCGCTTTGCAACCTTGTCGAATGAATCTCTGATTTCTGGAATCTGCTCAACAAGTGCAACGCATCGTCGGAAATCGGCTGCGTCATGTGGAGCACCGAAGTGATGACCATAGATATTCTTTTTCAGTCCACATGCGATTGAGGCAAGAGTTGCGCTACTGATGCCGACATCGCCAGTCGTTTGCCATTTCAAAATCTTCATAGCCAAATCTGACATTTCTTGTCTCCAATAAAAAACCGCCATCAGGCGGCTTGGTGTTCTTTCAGTTCTTAAATTCGAATCAGCCTTTGGTCACCCAGCATTGTGAGTCACCATTACACGGGCATGAATTAACAGGAACTCTCTCGCCGCACTTACCGCAACGTTTTATGCTGATCGATTTTATACGCCAGCGCACAAGTGCATCATCTTGGCGGCTCAGTAACGCGATGTACTCACCAAACTCGTAAGGCGCACGCCTGAAGCGACGCGTGGCACAGTTACGCTCCAGCATTTCAATTTCCTGAGCATCAAGTACAAGCTCCAGCTTACGCATACCGGATGATGCTTGCTTGGCCCTCTGATCGGCTTTGCGCTCTGCTGCTGATTTAGCCATTCTGCTTTTCCTGCATCAGGAGAAAGACAATCATAGCGGCGCGGATGCTTCCGATATCTCTTTATGCGATAAGCACATACAAGCAGCGAACCATCAACTGGAGTGAGTGAGGAATCGACCACAAGCAACGCCCCTTGCAATATGCCTTCGCGGTAATGGCTGTCACCCGCGGAACAATTTATCTGCTGGCTGCATGAAAAGCCAGCAATACAACTTTTGCTGACTTTCCACCGTTAACGCGACACAACCTTTGTTCCTGAGCTTCACGTTGCAGAGCCGATAATCTCCGTCTCTTTAAATTAAAAAGACGGAGACTATTAAAAACTCATTAAAACATCAGGAAACAACAGATTCCCCGTAAAACGCTACAGCCTGTGCAGACTGGGAGTCCATATCATCATGGAGATCTCTGGAGTATGGGAGGGAGTTGACTGTCGATATAAATATACTGTCATTTTCTAAAGTGAAAATTTCTGATTCGAGACTACCAATATCACCACGTACAGGATTAGTCCACCCACTAAACAGTAAAAATCCCCATTCCTGAAAAAGCCCGGAATTCACTTCACGTTTTACATCATGAAACATTTCTCCCGTCAGTTCATCGAAAGGGACATTATTGATATCGCGTCGTGCCGGGACAGTCCCTTTTTTATCCTCAATCCAAAACAATGCATCGTAAAATCTGTCCGACGTTGCGGTACGAGGTTTAAAGAAGCGATAAGGTTTAATTAAATAAGATGACACATTTTTCCCTGTGGCTTTATCCTTCGCAAAAATAACAAATGTTTTACCAATGCAACTTTCATCAATATCATTTGAAAATGACACCACGCCGTCCTGATTTACAGTCAGCGAATTGTCTCCCGCATTGGTGACAACACTCCAGTCCAACGTATTATTATTGACAACATCATTGTCAACCACCATCTGAAATGTCGCGCCTGGAAATAATGTTTTCGGGAATGAACCATTAGCCATGTCTTTTTTTATATCGAACACATGGTGGCTCACTAGAACACCGGTAATTTTGGGCATAAAAAACTCCTTATTTGTTTAATTGAAATGCGATCAATAAATTCGATCACCAAAGAGATATTATTACTTTTACAAGAATAAATGTTGTTATTTGTTTATTATAAAACAATCATCACCCAGAAAAGAAAAAGATGCAGCTCGTTAACAAAAACCTTTGTGGCATATTAAGGTTGTGTCGCGTTAACGGTGGAAAGTCAGCAGATAAAATTGTTCTGTGGGTGACAATCCATCACCCTGAGGATGCTGATATTGCCCCTTGCGCATCATGTGGAGTAATTCAACGCCGGCCAGTATCGTAGCCGTTCCATGAAATAGGTGTGCAAGTTCTCCGGTTGCTCACGGGCTACCTGTTCTGCAATTACCGGTATATTCATCCGCTCTTTGTAGGCAACGCCGCTGGCGGCCAGGTCAACGTTGAAGTGGTCAACCAAAACTGGCCACCGAGTTAGAGTTTTTCCAGTTGTCGCGTATATCAGATGCAAGCGACTGTTCGGATTTTGAGTTACATTTCTGTGCAAACATCTCCAATCCCTGCGCCCGGACTTCAGCCAAGAAAGCGTCGGTGGCTGGGGTTTCGCTGTGGTGCAGGGCATCATTGATAATCATCGCAGCTACTCCGGCCTGTCCTGCGTCCGTGACCGACACATGCTCAAGAGTTACGGCCATTGCGTTTTTCAGCCCAGCATTCTCCTCCGCCAGCGCCGCGCATTTAGCTTCAAGTTCACCGAACTTACGCACCAGATATTCAGCGTTTGTTTCGTTAACCTTTAAATCTCGTGGGATGCATTTACCTTTCAGAAATCCATCAATCTCAATTAGTGACATTTGTTTCATTTCTTCCCACTCCGCCACATCGCATTCAGATATTTGTTTTGACTCACTGAAGGAAAAGAATTTCGCTTAAGCAATTCCTCTCTCGATGGCATTGGCTTTACGCGTTGGCGAATAATCATTTCTGCCGGAAGAATGCCGGGATTGTATGCAAGTCCTCTCATGGTAAATTCCTCAGTCATTACTGATAGCGCCATAGCGTGAGCGGTAATTACGCAGGCGCGGGTCAATTTCAGGGAAGTGGGTATATGTGGCTTTGCGGAATGGTCGGATTGATGTCTGGTAAATTCGCTCGCGTTCTTCTTTCTCTGCAAGCCATATACAATGGCGAAATTCCTTTTCCTCTTTCGTTTCCTGCGGTAGCGACATTATCAGGTCGTAGTTTTTTCTGAATTTATCCAGCACCTCCAATACGGAATTGCCGGAACAGCGGCGCGCGTCGTCCGCACCATACAGAGGCGCTGGCATGGTTTTCTCCTGATTAAATTGCGTGAATAGCGTGACGAGGGAAGGGGAGAGTTACTGGTGCAAAGGGTATATCGTCGTCAAAATCCATCGGAGGTTCGTTGTGTTGTGCTGGGGATGATTGCTGCTGTGGCTTCTGTGATTGCCTGCTGGCTGCTTGTTGTTTGCTGTCGCCAATGCCGCCAAGCATTTGCATCACGCCATTAATTCCGACATGAACCTCGGTTGTGTAACGGTCTTGCCCTGACTGGTCTTTCCACTTTCTGGTTCTCAGCATTCCCTCGAAATAAATCTGATCACCTTTTTTCACATACTGCCCCACGACCTCAGCCAGTTTCCCGGATGCAGCAACACGATGCCATTCAGTCAATTCCTTTTGCTCGCCAGTATTTTTATCTCGCCATTGTTCTGACGTGGCTATTGTCAGGTTAGCGAACGCTGTTCCTGATGGTGAGTATCGAACTTCCGGGTCTTGTCCTACCCGACCAAGGATAATCACCTTATTTACTCCTCTGCTTGCCATTTATGCCGCCTGTTTTAGTTCATTAACTCTGATGTTCATTACCTGAACGCATTTAGCCTGCGCATCCTCATTGCCAGCCATTAATTGCCAGTCATGCTGATAACGTTCTATGAGTTTTTTCTTGTCAGTTTCTGTCGATGCATAATCGCTGAAGTCTTTCAGGATTTGTTCGCAGTCAACCGATGGAGATTTCTGGTTGGTATTTTCTGGTGATGGTTGATTGCCAGATGCTGGCATTGCCCATCCCGGCAGCGATGGAGGAGACCAGTAAAATCCTGTTCCATCCTTCAGTTTTGCCCTGTGCCATCCCTGCTTTTTATCGAGAGATGTTTGTGCGAAACCTTCCTCAAGGTTATACAGATACCGACCGATTCCCCACTGAACGGCAGCACGCTTCATTGCACCGGAACGACCACCTTTGACGGCTTCTACCTGCGTGTTTTCAGCAGCATCCCATTTGGTTACCCATTCGGAATCAATCTTGATTGATATGCCGCATTCAACGCCGCCGTTGTTGGGAATATCGCGGTATTCATTGCGCCATCCCGCTTTGCCACAAACATCGTCAAGGCGTTTCATGATTGCCCGGTTCGTGACATAAGCCAGCACCATAGCCCACACTTTGCCATCGCGTGTTTTACCGCTTTGCTGTATTCGCCATTCGATATCTTCAGGGCTGAATGGCTCATCGAATTTATTCAAATCCATAATTCACCTCAGAATGGACATGGCCCAAGGAAATAACGCTGGTTTAATACTTCGACTCTGGACAAATTAAGGCATACCCGCATTCCTTCGCGGTCACCATTATGGCGATACCAGAGAGCTTTCTGCGTGTACATGCGCCTCTGTAACTTGCTCTCCTTCACTGTGGTTGCAAGTGACATGAATATCTCCTTCGTTACCGATTAATTCTTTCATCTGACGAATGAATTCTTCGTCTGACCAGTTATCTGTAAAACTCATTTCCTGCGATACCACGGAAGGTTGATAGCTGATTTCATCGCTTTATTTGCTTCAAGCCACATTTTTGAATCACCAATAAATCGGGCTATTACTGCTTTGTTTTGTGCTGCACGAAGCATCTGGTGATTGATGGCTATTTCATTGCGCATAACGCCTCCAGTTGTTTCTTTGCTGCTCTGATTAATTGTTTAACTCGGCGTGATAATTCAGATTCGTGCGGGTAGAAAGCGGACATGACGCCGCTACCCGCGAGCTGAAAGTGCATCATGGGTAACTCCTTATATTTGATTGCATAACGAAAACGCCTCGAGTGAAGCGTTATTGGTATGCGGTAAAGCCGCACTCAGGCGGCCTTGATAGTCATATCATCTGAATCAAATATTCCTGATGTATCGATATCGGTAATTCTTATTCCTTCACTACCATCCATTGGAGGCCATCCTTCCTGACCATTTCCATCATCCCAGTCGAACTCACAAACAACACCATATGCATTTAAGTCTTTCGAAATTGCTATAAGCAGAGCATGTTGTGTCAGCATGATTAATACAGCATTTAATACAGCGCCGTGTTTATTGAGTCGGTATTCAGAGTCTGACCAGAAATTATTAATCTGGTGAAGTTTTTCCTCTGTCATTACGTCATGGTCGATTTCAATTTCTATTGACGCTTTCCAGTCGTAATCAATGATGTATTTTTTGATGTTTGACATCTTTTCATATCCTCATAGATAAAAAATCGTCCTCACATTGGAGGGCAAAGAAGATTTCCAATAATCAGAACAAGTCGGCTCCTGTTTAGTTACGAGCGACATTGCTCACATAGCAGACTCGCAAATCTGCTATAGGTGCTTATTCGCATCGCATGACAACATCAAATTTTTCGAGATTACTTTGTCGCAACAATCCCTCTTCTACGCGGTCAGCTTTTCTATAATTATCAAATTCGAAATGTTTAATTACTTCTTTCGTTTCTCGCTCTATAACTTCAACGATGTATTTCTTATTCATTACTCATCACCTATGGCTTTTTTGATAGCTTCGCTAGCCTTATTAACAGCTCCATACCATTCTGGATATGTTGTCGTTGTTCTATTTTCGGCTTGCTTAAGTAATAACTGAAGTGCTTCAAGTAAATCCGGTACAGCCATAGCTAATCTTCCATTTGCTACGGCCTCTTCTGTTTCTTTACCGGATAGGGCCATTCCCGGGTGTGAAAATAAAATTAAGCCTGCAAAATTGGCTTCTCGCCAATTTTTCCTAGTACCTTTAAATTCCATGTTAGCCTCTGTTGTTTATGCCAAAAATAAAGGCCACCATCAGGCAGCCTTGTTGTTCTGTTTACCAAGTTCTCTGGCAATAATTGCCGTAGTTCGTATTGCCCATTTATCGACATATTTCCCATCCTCCATTACAGGAAACATTTCTTCAGGATTAACCATGCATTCCGATTGCAGCTTGCATCCATTGCATCGCTTGAATTGGCCACACCATTGATTCTTATCAATAGTCGTAGTCATACGGATAGTCCTGGTATTGTTCCATCACATCCTGAGGATGCTCTTCGAACTCTTCAAATTCTTCTTCCATATCTCACCTCAAATAAGTGGTTTGCTGCCTAATTTCATTTTCTGGCGACCAACACAAGTCACCCCCATTTCACTGCGTGGCTTGCTGTACCATGTGCGCTGATTCTTGCGCTCAATACGTTGCAGGTTGCTTTCAATCTGTTCGTGGTATTCAGCCAGCACTGTAAGGTCTATCGGATTCAGTGCGCTTTCTACTCGTGATTTCGGTTTGCGATTCAGCGAGAGAATAGGGCGGTTAACTGGTTTTGCGCTTACCCCAACCAACAGGGGATTTGCTGCTTTCCATTGAGCCTGTTTCTCTGCGCGACGTTCGCGGCGGCGTGTTTGTGCATCCATCTGGATTCTCCTGTCAGTTAGCTTTGAGTAACGCGCCGTGATGCTTATCTCCACGGTTGCTGTCTTGCAGCTGCATTTCGCGCTACCCAAAGCCTTCTGCTTTGAATGCTGCCCTTCTTCAGGGCTTAATTTTTAAGAGCGTCACCTTCATGGTGGTCAGTGCGTCCTGCTGATGGCTTAAAATATACCTACAGGTAAAACCTCTGTCTATACCTGTAGGTAAATAAAATTGATGTGAGAGTTTACCTGCTTGAATTTTCAGGTAATTAATTTTTTGGATTGATATAAAAAAGCCCGCTTTGCGGGCTGAAAGGAGATGTCAGAAGCTATTTGGATTGCTTGGCCATTGCGGCAATTTTGATTCTACTGGGGTGTGTTTGGGTTTGAGTCCGTTTAAGTAGTCAAGGCGCTCAATGGCGCATTTATACATAGCAATCTGCTCTGATGACATGTCGTCGTATGACATGCCTTTGAACTTTTTAATTATCGATTCTGCCTCATGTATAAGATGCTTCTTCCTCATGAGTTCAGCTGTATGCTTAGAGCTTACAGGAGATAACTTTGCCCATATGAAGCAGATGATTACAACAGCGACTACTATGCCGGGTATAAACATTTGCTGCTTTATCCTCAAACTTTTGGCAGATCGTCCTGGTCTACGTACCTGGTGTGTTTCACAATAGCTGAAACAAAATGCATTTTATCAACTTCTTCAACAGGAAGAGTGATTGGGCGGTGATCACTGTTTATGCTACTAAACTGATAATCACCGTCTCTTGTTTTGTTCATGATCTTTATCATGTTGTGACCGTCTTTGGTCCTTACAAAGACTTCATCACCTGGATGTACTGGCGTATTTGGTTCAATAACAACATATTCTCCTGACTGAATCCTTGGCCACATGCTGTCACCCTTAACCTTCAGACCGTAAGCATCTTTATCGCCGCTGTAGATGCTTAACCAACCGGATCTGAATTCAATCATATCCACTGAGCCATCAACTCCCAAAACGGCTTCACCAATTACCGGAACAAAACCCGCACGAACGTTACCCGCAAACTCAAGATGGTCCGTAGCTCCAGCTTTACCATCTGCAAGCATGTCCATCCATCCGCGTGGGAGATTAAAAGATTTTTCAATTAGTTCCATCATATCGTCAGCAATGCGTTTTTTTCCGCTTTTTCCTTCCGGATACAGCATTCTGGAAACGTATGATGGTTCCCTTTCTATTCGACGAGCCAACTCTGAGGCCTTTCCATTACAGAATCGGTCTCTTATCTCTATCAGCCTTAGTCGTCTTTGTTCGTATTTATCCATGATTTAATTCTATCTTTGATTACCTGCCGGTAAATAACCTATGGGTATTGATTTGCTTTTTACCTACAGGTAAACTCATCTTATTCAACAACGGGAAGGAGATAGCAAATGGAAGAACTCCGCTTGTATCTGAACTCCCTTTCACTGGAAGAGCAGAGAGAATTTGCCACCAAGTGCGGAACTTCTATCGGCTATTTGAGGAAAGCACTTAGCCGTAATCATGAATTGGGCGCAGCACTTTGTGTTCTGATTGAGAGGTTCAGCAATGGTGAAGTGACTCGCAAAGACCTTCATCCGGTTGATTGGGAAAGCATCTGGCCTGAATTAATGGCCGCTTAAGTTATTAATGCTCTTACACATCCCCGCCCTGAAAAAGGGCATTACCAGAAACAAATCTCTATGGTTTTGCGTTTCTTTGCGAAGCCAACTCTATCTAATCATTAAGGAAATTATCTATGGGTACTATTGCAACTAAAAGCAAGAAAGCGGCTCACATCGAGTCAGCCTTGCTGAACAAACTGGCACTGATGGGGCAGAAGACATTCGCTCGAGCGATGGGGGTTCCTGAATATCAGGTAAGCCGATGGAAGAATGGTTTCTTCTCGCAGGTAAGCATGATGCTGGCTGTTCTGGAATACGGAATCGAAGACGATGAAATGGCTGAGCTGACTAAGCGGCTTGCCAATTACCTGACAAAAGAAAAAGCCCCGAAGAACGGCGAATTCTTCGAGGCCTGA